TGACATACGGAAGGAGTGCGCCATGGACTATGATGTTCAGTACCTTGAAGAGGCGAAGGAGCCAATGACATGGCTTCGTTTCAAGACCACTTACTTGAGGACGTTTCATGATATTTATACAGATGAGATCCGTGAGATTTTCACTCTTGTCAATCACCTGCCTCTGAGCGAGACCTCGGGGCGCTACTGCATTTGGTATTGTCCGAACAAAGGCACTTATGTCGGGTTCGATCGTAAGTTCGGGTGGTTCTACACCGAAGTCTTCTCCAACGAGTTCATTTACGTCGACTCCTCCACAATCTCGAACATCGTCTGCGATGAAGCCGTTCGAGCAGAGACAGGCATTTCGGATCCCTGAACATAAGCGCCACCTAATCACCTGATAGCCAGCACATATTGATGACAACGTGTCATATAAAGTATCTGACAACATGTCATTAACAAGTGCATATGATCGCATGAATAAGAGATACGAATATGTGCCCCAGTTCACCCTGACAACCTGTCATATAAGTAGCGATCAACGCCCACCTGCCGGCATACTGGATCTACAACTCAATACTTCAACCCATCCCAGAGCAAAGGAGAACCCAATGGACATCAAGGTCGAGGTCAGCAAGGTCGAGGAGGCCGCATGGGCCCTCACCGCCGCCATCTGGTCAGCCGAGGATGATGGAAACGTCAACGACTTGGCCAAGGGCGCGATTGAGGTTGCACAGAATTTGATTGACCTGGCAACAACCCAGGATGATGACACGCTGTCATGGATCTGTCGTGACATCATCACCTCCCTCCGACTGACCAAGTGGTCGGTTAGGACCCGTCGGATCGCGGCGGACGAGGTGGAGGCGATCGCGGACGCCTGCACTGCCCTTTGTTGGTGAAACTTTGAACTAACCGCCCGGTCGGTGCTAACTGACCGGGCGGTTAGTTATTGCCTCACCACCAACCGACCATTAGGTTGATAGTCGCTCGCATCAAAACCTACCGACTGGTCGCCAAATTTTTTCCTTAATTAACTACCCAGACCAAACAAAGTGACTCCGCCGTAATAAACCGCCCGGTAGGCCAGAAACCTACCGGACGGCTCATTCAACCCTCAATCACAGCATCTGCGTAGTCTGCCACGGCTCCTGCCACGACGCGTTCGCCAACACGGGCACCCGATGCACAGCGATCACATCCATCCAGCACCGGCCCATGTCATCGGGGCAGTACACGAAAGCCCGCACCTGTTTCATGTTGGCCAACTCAATTAGGTTGAGTGGCGCCTGAAGGATCACCGCCATCATCTCGTACGACGACAACTTGTTGATCGTCGTCGAGGTCCTGTACTTGACGTTCGTGGTTGCCTGATATTCGATACCCAACTGGAGACGCGTCTCGTCATGTGTGCCGCCCACGAAGTTCTCGCCACGGATCTGCACTGTGACAGCCATATATCTGGCCCAGGATTTCAGCCACGGGGTGGTGATCGCGCTGCCTTGCGATAGTTTGATTGTGTTGTCTTCGACAAGAAACCCGTTATGCGTGCACGCTTTTAGCTGCTCATATGAGTAGTAGGCAGACTGCTGGGCGAACGCCGGCACGTACGCTGAATGCCCCGGGTCGCCCTTGTCACCTTTCTCCCCCCGGTCCCCTTTTTCTCCTTTCTCACCTTTGTCCCCCTTGGCGCCTTTCTCACCAGGCTCGCCTTTGTCTCCCTTGAAGCCTCGCTCACCCTGGTCACCCTTGGCCCCGCGCTCCCCCTTGAGGCCGCGCTCCCCTTGTTTGCCGTCCTTACCGTCTTTTCCGGGCGGCCCTTCCAGCCCGACACCGATAGGGCCACGACGGCCACGTTCTCCTTTGTCCCCAGGGGGCCCAGGAGGGCCCTCGGGGCCTTCAGGGCCACGGTCCCCTTTGTCTCCTTGAGGCCCTCTGATGCGCCCGGCGGCGATCTGCTCGTAGATCTGTGAGGCGGTGTCCTGCACGCCCCGTACCTGCCGCTCGATCTCGGTGAGGTGCGCGGGAGACACGGGGTAGGAGGAGATCAAGTTGGTGATGCGGTTCTCGCCTTCATGGATCTGGCAGTGCATATCGATGATGGGGACCCGCATCATGCCGGCCATTCTGGCGAGCACAATGTGGTATGTCCAGGGCGGTGGGGGGTTGGTCATGTCGTTGGGGGCATGGACGGGCACCGAGAATTCGCCGCGGACTTTCTCGGTACGGGGCTCGACGATGACGCCGTCGTCGGCGATGACGACCCTGGGGTCGGGGCTGATGGTGAGCGTGCCCGTCGCATCCATCCCGGATGAGTCGGTCACGCGCCCGGTAATGAATGCGACGGGCATCTCAGGTCACTTCTTTTCCAGGATCTCGATGATGCGCGCGTTCTGGGTTTCCGCGTGCTTGACGGATTCGCGGATCGCACACAGTTCCTGCCATGCGGCGCGCGAGTACCAGTTCATGTCGCCCGCAAAGTTTTTGCCTTCCTGGCCGCTACGGAACAGTTCGTAGATGGCCTTGAGGTACTCAGTGTTTTCGCTCATGTCAATATCATCTCCGTTTTCGTTGTCGCCGCGGTACCGGATGACCCGGTACCACTTGTATCCAGTGGTGAAGGGGTGGGACCAGTAGTCGACGGCGCGTACCTCGCCACCACTGTCGCCCCTGTAGCCGTCGATTGACCCGTCCTCAGCGATCCACGCCTCACACAGCAGCATGTGGCCGATCATGCCGACGTGTCCGTCGGCGAGGAGAATATCCCCGTCCTGGGGCTCGTAGTCGTCGTCCCACGCCCAGTCGTCGCACTGGCCGGACCGCTGCGCCTGGTAGAGCAGGGACCCGGTCCACATGTCACGGGTGAAGATCGGTGCGCCGGCCCACGTAAAGACGGCGCACACCATTTCTGAGCAGTCGACGTTCACCATCCGTGAGGTATCATCCGGCCCGCTGAGTTCATAGATGGTGAGCCGCTCCGGCTGGCTGTAGCCGATACAATCGTTTTGGGTGATCCGGTACGCAATATCGCCCAGAGAACTATTAGTCGTCATTCACATTCACATCCGCGACCGCCAGCACCGCCGTGACGAGGCCGGTGACGACAGGGACCGCCTCCTGTGCGACGACGCCATAGAAGGCGGCGAGCGCGAGGACGGCGATGGAAACCCTGTACAGGTAGCGTCGGGTCTGAGGCTTGAGATTCATTTTTCCTCCGTGTTTTTGACGACGCGCGAGACGTCGTTCTCTATTTTTTCCAGGCGCTCCATGACGCCGGGTCTACGCGGCACGCCGGGGCGCGCCTCTGTGCCCCGCCAGTCGTCAAGCATCTGCGATACTCGGTGCATCTGGCGGGACATCCATGCAACTATTCCGATCATGACGGTGACGAGGCCGCACCATGTCGCCATGATCTCAGCGTTAATATGTAGTGTCACAGGAAAAGCTCCTGAAACGAATTACGGGAAGCCGCACAATCAAAGAATGCCTCACCGTTCCGGTACCGCGTCCTGAGCCACGCCGGGATATTATCGCTACGAATCAATCCGATCTCCCCCTCCCTGATATCGTCAGTGATAGTATACAACACCTCGTCCTTCTTGGGCCTCCGGCGCTGGATAAACACGGCCCGTACCGACTTCCACACCGAGAAAGACCCGGCATCGCAGCGGATAGTAAACATGTACCGTGCCCTACCGTCTTTCTTGCATACGAGCCTGCCGTCGTTGTCGCGGAACGCGTTATCCACAGCATAGTCCGCGTACGTGGGGTCATAGTGCTCAATGAAGCGGCCGAAACGCGTGTTGCGAACCTCCCTCGCGAATCGTTCGGACTCCACGAAGTGGGCGATCACGAATCCGTCACCGAATTTCACGAACTCGCGATCGCCTGGCATGATCTGCCACTGCGCGAAATACGGGTTCATGATGCTCACAGAGTTTGACAGCATGAGGACGCGCGTCTTGTCCTGGTATCTGTCTACGGTGCTGTAGAAATCCAGTAGTTTTCGTACCTCGTCAGGAAGGTACCGGGTGATTCCTGTCTCGATAATAAACTCATCAAAAATGATTGTCGTGACATTAGGGAATGGCACTGACTTCACGTTCCCGGCGGTGCTGAGCGCAAGAAAATAGCCGAGCGGGATCCATTTCTTGTCCCCCTCTACACGGCCACACGCTGTCCTGCCTTGCATGCAGAACTCCCATCCCGGGAACTCATGCGCAATATCGTCGAAAAACGTCGACACCTGCTTAAGCTCCGTATTGTAGCGCCGCAAGTAAATGAACGTCTTCCCATACCGTATCGCGTTCTTGATCGCGATTTTCTTCGCACCATACGTTTTACCCAAACCCCTGGCACCCATCACCATGTTAATGGCAGCGCCGTATGAGAGAACATTGTCGTAGCTGTAGTACGAAAAATCAGTCACAGGTACCGCCTCAACTCCCACGAACACCCCGCGAACATAGACAAGCTCCCGTAGTGCGGCTCCGAATGCCCGTCCGGCCCCCGAGCGCCAATACTCTCCCCGCCGCCGTCACCACCCGTACAGTATTCGATATGGCCGCCCCCCGAATACCACCGGCACACAACCAGATCCCCTTCCTTCACCTGGTCATAGGCGTTGAACGACCCCTCGCCCTCGGCAACAACCCAGCCGCTGTTTGTATTGCCGAAGATCTCGGCAGTCCCGCCAGGGCCAATATCAATGTCGCAGCACGTCTTGTACAGCCACCAACAGAAGCCACTACAGTCAGTGACACCCGTCTGGTCCGGGTGTAGGCGGGCCTCATACCACTGGTGGTACTCGAATTTCCCGATCGAGTCGATGGCCAGCTGGGTCATTTTAGAAGCATCGCCGCCACCGCCTCCACCACCACCGCCGCCGCCGCCAGAATCCTTCTTCTGCTCACGTTTCTCGACTGTTTTTTCGGGGCGATAGTATCCGTCAGCGCTAGGGTAGGCCCTAATAGTAGAATCATCCGTAAGGAAGATGGTGAGGGATCCGTCGTTACTGGATCGAATGTATTTGATGCTTTTGGATTTCTCACCAGCTTTCAGCCCCCGGAGCTCGTTCGCCCCCATGTCGTTCCCGGACTCCCCCGGATCCAGTTCCACGCCGTTGGTCTCCAGATTCGCGATCATTCGATAGGCGATCTCATACCTCTGACCGACCGCATACCACTCGCCCTCATACTTGATCGCCGCGGCCATCGAATCCAGGGTCGCCGGGGTGCCGGCACCAGCTGCCAGCCGCCCCAGGATTGCGGCGTAATTCCCCCACCGGTGCATCACCACGATCAGCAGCATGCACGCCTCAGTCTCACCCTCAGGGTCCATCCCCAGTTCACGGCACCTGGGAATATAGTCCTCCTCAAGATCCTGCAACATCTGCGAATTCTGGATCCGGTGCCCCTCATCAGAGTCCAGGGCGGAAGACAGGGCTGAACGGTCGGCGCCACCAAGGTACTGGTACTTCCTGGCGCCGATCGTCCACGAGTCCCTGCCCTCCGCCAGCCAGCCGTCGACGGTACCCCCAAAAGACGTGCCCGCAGAAAACCTCTTCAGCAGGTCGTATGCGCGCCCCTGCGTCCACTGGCCGATGCCGAGGGACAGGGTATCGGGAGCCGAGATGATGCCGTAATCATTGCTCGCCTCCACGGTCGCCAGGGTGGCGATCATGCACTTTTTGTGAGTATCGTCGAAAGCCATGGTGATCAGTGAACAGTAATGTGAGTGTTCCTCATGAAAATAGTGGTGTCACGGTCCGTGGGACCAAGATAACGGAGAGACACCTTGTACTCGCCCGCCCCCTCGTCAGCGCGGAAAATCCCCGACACCTGGGAGTGCACATACGCGCCCTCCCACGGCCCCTGGGATCCCGCGTTGGCCATCCACACGCCCGCACCCGAGGGCTTCACAAGGTACAGGTACCAGTGGATGGCGTTCGACCCCTGAGTGTCATGGTGGGCGTTGCCGATCACACTGATGACGTCGTTGGCGTCGAGAGTCATCTTCCCTTCAACAACCGTCTTAGAGGTGGAGTTGTTGTCGGAGCGTATCTTCCGGTCGGTGAGGCTGTCCGTGAACTTGTAGTACCTGGTGCGAAGGTTCGCGGCCGCGTTACCAGCAGTCTTGGCCTCGGCGATACCGCCGGCGAGGCTTGCCGCCGTGTTCTGGGCGTTAGCGGCAGCCGCTGACGCCGCATCCGCCGCCTGGGAGGCGTTATTTGCCGTAGAAATTGCAGAGTTCGAGTTTTTGAGCGCGTTGTTTGCCGAGGACGCCGCCGACGTCGACGCAGCCACCGCCTGCTCCGCCAGTTTCTTCGCCTCACCCGCCTGAATCTTCGCATTCTGCGCGTCGCCCTTCGCGGTCGCAGACACGGAGAGCGCCGACTGCGCGGCCTCCTTCGCGACGGCAGTATTGTCCGAGGCGTCGTTAGCGGACGAGAGAGCGGAAGTGGCGTCCCGGGAGGCGGCCTTCGCGGTGACGAGGGACTCGCCGAGGGTTTCGTCGATCTTGCTCATGGCCCCATTGAAGTCTCCGACAATGTTGAAATGGTCGGAGTCAATGTACTGGGGGAGACTGAAATTCTTGGTGTGATTGGTTGCTGGCATTGTGTTCTCCTTTATTTTATCGGCAGACCCGCTTTTGCAGGTCCTTGATCGTGGCCGCTGCGATAGCGGATAGCGGCATGGTGGAAATGGGCTCGTTACCTGTGGATAGAGCCTCGTACACCTCGGACAGGGCGAGGGAGACATGCATGCGGCGTCCCGAGATGGGGGAGTGGATATATTCGCGGCTGTAGGCGTCAACGAAAATCTTACCCTGGGTCTGGAGTTCACTGATAGTCACGGGCAGATCGTCCCACTCCTTGCAGGTGAAGCCCGCGCGGGAATAGTCGGCCGCCAAGAGGCCGTTGACGAGGACCCGGTTGTCGAGGTCCCGCATGAAATTGTCGAGTGTATCGCGGCGGCCTGTGAGCCAGTTGAAGACCTCGACGTGGTCGTGGTGCATTTCCCGCCGGATTTCCTCGCGGATCATCTCGCGGAAGATATCGAAATCGTCGCGGTACTCGTTGATGGCCTCGTTGAGGCGTCTCTTCATCTGGTCCGGGAGGCCCTCGTACTGGCCGACCTCGTCACGAATATCGGACAAGAGTTTGCCGATGCGGGTGTTGTAGTCGGCTGCGAGAGATTCCAGCGACGTGTTGAGTGCGTTCCGTAGGCCCTCGTTCACCCACCTGCGGAGCTCCTCGATCACCTGTAGATAGGTGAAACCATCACGATACGTGAATGGCACCGTGTTGGTGAGAGCATAGTCATGTGGGACGAGCGAATAGTCGCCGTCGTCGAACTTGTGGCGCCTAGTAAATTCGGGAATAGATACGGAAGGGGCCGATGTATTCGGATCCGGTGATGCTGTCATTACTACTCCTAATCCCCATGAAAAGCTCCGCGAGCTCACTGATAACCATAAGATCGATGTTAAGGAAGGTCTGCCGCCACGCCGCGATCAGCTGCGCCGTATGCCCAGTATACCCCCACGAATGGGCCTCTTGCGACGACTCTGCCTGATTAGAGCCACTGCTTTCTGACATTGACTTCGAGGACCCGGAGACCTTGTTGGTTCCCGACCCGCTGGAAGCAACATCCGTGGCGGCGGTCGCATAGTCTTTGTTGCCAGCCAGCCTCACCTGGGGCATCTGCGACTGTACCGTTCTACTTGTGCCATCGTTGGTGCTGTCGGTCAAATTCTTGGTATCAGCCTCCTGAGACCCCTTGCTGGCCTGCGAGGAGGCTGATTTCTGGCCACTCGTAGAGTGCGTGTCCTGGGTCGATAGCGGGTCGATCTCCACCAATTCAGACAGGTAGAGCTTGTTGTAATATGGCATGATTTCGTTCATTTTGGTGGACATCTGTTGTATCCACATGTCGACCGACTCGAGGCCGATCTCGTTGTAGTAGTAGTGGTCAACGATTTTCTTATTGAGATACTCTCTGTAGGCCTCATCAAAAATAGGGTAGGACGACAGACCTATCCTGTTGATGCCCTGTCGCGCGACCACCTCGCGCAGCTCCATCGTAAAATCAGCCATTCGGGTTCATCCCCTCCATGTCAGTACTCCCCAGGCCCCCGCCCAGGCCTCCCAGCATGGCAGGGGCGCCGGCGTCAGCGTCGTCATCCAGGTTCCACTCCACCGAGACGTCTAGGCCGAACAGCCTATTGATCTGGTCGCACGCCTGACGGCGCGCGTTCAGAGAAACCGCTCGCATGGCGAGCACCTGACCGGATGACCCAGAGGCCTCCTCAACCACCATGCGTTCGCGCTTCTCGGAATTGACGTTCATGATCCCGAGCATGGTCATGCATTCATTCCAGGTGCGAGACAGGGCCTCGGACACGTACCGGAGCGTGTCAGCACTGATCCCCGTGTTAAATGCAGCCATCTTGTTGGCGAGCGCGTCATGGGTCATCATCTCGGTGCCGAAAATGACCGGCTGACCGTCGACGACCTCTTTGTACACGTTCGCAAAAGTATTGTATTCGTTGTTGTTGACGGCGATCACGAACGGGTGCCGGGCGTGCAGCATGTCGATCTCGAACGTACGTGCGATCGTGGCGAGCCTCTGCGAGTAGACGTCAATAATGTCCATGTCCGGGATGCGCATATAGTTCGCCCAGATGGGGACGCATTCTTTCGAGTTCAGGGTCTTCGAGTACAGCATATTCCCGTACACATTGTACTCGACCGGGTTGTCGTACATGTTCGGGGTCCCGAGACCGGTGCCCTTGAGAGCCATGTATCGGGAGTATTCCTGGTCATAGTAGAAGACAGCGAGGGCGTCGGTGAGGAGCAGCATTTCCAGGTAGCGCATGTCGATTGTGTCAGGCATACCCTGCCAGTTGAAGCGATTCATGCACATTTCGGAGATGATTCTCCGGTACATGGACTGGATCACGGCCTCGCGATTCTTGGCCGAATTGACCTTGGTGGCCGGGACTCCGAAGTTTTCGTAAATATTTTCTTTCACATAGTCGCTACGTGTTGAGGGCATTCTCAGATCCTTATCCCCGCGATCGGCTTATTGTCGGCATAGTCCGTGACCCCAATCTTATTCGGGTCCCGCCACACCGTGACTCCCTTTTCAAGGATACCACGAATTGACTGCCGGAAACCCTCGGGGCAGTCGGACGGCGCCAGGTAGGTCTCTTGCATCTTCCAGTACGTAAAATTAGTCATGCACATGAGATTCTGGGGCGGCTGTACCGCGCAGTTCATTGCGTACCCGTACCGGAGCCAGAACTCGCCGATACGGAACACGGCGCCGGAGTCAATGCACTTCTGACGGCACACAATCTTCCAGTCGTCGGTCGCCAGGTTAAAAGCGTCGCCGCCCTGCTGGCCCACCGTCGTCGGCTGAATAAGTTTCGCGTCCTGCGTCTTAGCATTAATACCCGCGATCGCGTTCGCGTAGTCGCCTTGGGCCGCAAACTTCGCCATCGCAAGATTGCTGTCCGCAATACGGGCCGCATACTGGTTACCCAGCCCCGTAATAGCGGACCTCTGCTCGTTGATCATCCGCTGATTTTCCAGGGTGCTACCGTACTGCATTCCCATGTCGAAGCCGCCCATGATCGCGGACGCGGCCGCGCCACCAATATTCCCCGACAAAGCCTGCCCCAGTGAGCCGGCCACAGTGTGTACGCCGCTTGACAGTAGCTGGTTGTCAGCATTGTACTGGGTGCGAGCGCTATCGAACTGATTGTTGAGGTCGGTGGTATCGGCCGCCTGCTGGCGTGAGAGCGCCGCCTGGTTGTAGGAGGTCGCCGCCCCGCGGAGAGCCTTCTGCTGCGACCACTCAGCGGACGCGTGCTGATAGACAAGCGAATGCGCGTTACTGGCCATATAGTTCAGGTAGGAGTTGTTGGTGAGCGCAAACGTCGGGAAGTTCGTGATCCCTGTCATCGCATCGAAGTGCTCTGAATTGTGGTTCTGCCCGTCGGCCACCCACAAGCCCTGGTTCTGACCGTTCACCGTGTACATGATGCGCGGCGACGGCGGCACAATATGAGCCCACTGCGTGATATCCAGGCTCTTGCCCTGGATCGTCTCGGGCTTCACCAGGATCGGGGTCCCCGAAAAGGTTGTCACCTCGTACATCATGTACGGGCTGGTCCAGAACTTCCACAAGTGCCGGTACCTCTCCGGAATAATCTCCTCGTCCCGGAAGCCCGGCGCCAAGTTGATTGTCTTGTTGTTCGCCAGGTGCCCCTCCCCGAAGCCCTTCGTCAACGGGTACACCTCGGCACCAGGACGGGTGATGTTCGCGCCCTCTTTCCCGTCCTCAGGTCCCTTGGTGTTGGGGGTCGTCACCGAGGTCATGCCGTCGAAGTTGATGACGCCCTTGGGGATCGCCATGATGCTGATGATGCCCTGCGCCACCCAGGGGACGAACGCGAGCGACTGGGCGAGGGTCTCAAAGGCCCCGTTTGTCATCGCATACAGGGAGCACCCGTTCGGCAGGCCCTCCGCCTTGGAGCCGCTGGCCGCCTGGAATTTGGGGTTTTTCACGTCGCCGTATTCGAGTTCCAGGTCGATCGTGGAGGCGACGACGACGTCGTAGTCGCCGCTGTCGTAGCCGTCCCCGTACCATGTGGCGGCGATCGTCTCGTACCAGGTCTTGCCGATCACGTACTCGGCGCCCATGTCGAGGCCCTCAGGACACGTGAGGTACTTGCGGCCGTAGTCGTCCCACTGGTTTTCGGCGGCGATACCGATGTGCCCGCGTTCGACGTAGCAGCGGTTGACGTAGACGTCCTTGAAGTACGTCTGCCACACGTCGAGCTGAACACGGATCTCGACCGTGTTGGGGGCCACGTAGACGACATCGGTGATGAAGTAGAAGAACCTGTGCCGTTTGCCTCCGAAAAGATTGTTTTCGGCGTAAACGTAGTTGTACTTGTTGGCCTCAGAGAAAGGAATGTCGAGGCGGATCGGCATGCCCTGTCCACAGTAGGTGAGTGACTCGATGATTCGGGTCTGCGGGTCGCGGTGCATGTACTTCATCTGGGCGGCCTCACTAGGAAAGACAACCACATCGCGATAGTTGCTGTCCCAGTTCACCCAGGTCAGGCACACGGTCGTGCCCGGGGTCCAGATCGCGTAGTCGAAATCCAGGCCGAAATCGCCTGGACGCCGGTCAGAATCGATGCGTGCCATAAGAGGATACTACCACACGGGTGCCCGATCGGTATCGCAACCGGCGGTATCGAAATAGGGGTGCCCGATCGGTATCGCAACCGGCGGTATCGAAATAGAGAGAAAGAACCGGCCCCCACAACCATTGTGAGGGCCGGAACAGGTGGCTACCCGTCAGGCGCGCGGCCACACGTTCTTCGCCGCAGACGAATACACGGGCACCACGGTCGACACCGGGGTCTTCGTCACCCGCTTACCCGTCGCCGGATCCACATACCCCAGGGTCGCCAGCACCGTCAAAGACGAGCTCGTCTCGTCCATGCCGACCTTGAGGATACCCTCATTGTCGATCTGGGTGTGCTGCGAGGACGCCCCGGTCACCGTGTAGTAGACGCCGAACTCGACCAGATCCGCGTCCGTCGCCGTCACGTTGGCGGCAGCCAGGTAGGTGCGGCCGGGGGTGGCCTTGTAGCTATCGGACACAACCTTGTCGGTGAGGAGTTCCTTCACCTGACCCATGGTGATCTTGACCTGCTTCGGGGTGATAGTGATCGCGTTGTCGTCGTCGCCGGTCCAGAAGAGGACCGCGGGCACGAACAGCGAGGAGGAGATGATGCCCCGGTGGTGCATGAAGTAGTTCGTGTACCGGCCTGCCGGGTTCACCTGGGACTGGTTCTCCAGCAGGTTGTCGGCGATCACAAAGAAGTCCTTCGTGGTGAGGATCGCCTGCGCCTTGTCGATACCGAAGTTGGCCTTCGGGATCGTGACAATACGGCCCTCCATCTGAGCGTACTCGACGTTGAAGGCACCCGCCCAGGCCTCAATGCCAATGTTTGCGAGTACCTCGGGGGTGGTGATCAGCACCAGGTCCTCGGGCTTCGCGAACGTCTCCATGTGGGCGGCGTTGTACTGCCGGGAGATGAAGGACATGTTGCCCGCGTAGGCCTGTACCTGCTTGATCAGGTTCTTCGCGTCCGCGTCAGAGGCGGCCAGCGTCTGAAGGTCGGGGCACTTCGCGTGCCAGAAGCCCCCATTGCTCTCATACTCGGCGAAAAGCGAGCAGATCAGCAGGAACTCGTCCCACTGGTCGCTCGTGGTGGGCACCGCGAGAATCTGATTCACATACTTCTGAAGGCCGTCGGATTCCAGGAACGCCCTCTTGAGCAGGTCCTGGTTGACGGTGATCTTGTACATGTTCTGCCGGTTGATCGTATGGAACTGGGAGGCGACGACCGGCTTCTTCTGAGCAAACAGGGCCTCCTCCATGTAGTCCCGTTCGGGGGAGTACTCGTAGGCCTGGATGAGGCCCATCTGGACCTCCTCGATCGTGTCACCATACTCCAGCATGCCCCGCTTAAAGACAGCGAGAGGATTCTTCCAGGAAATATCCCGCGTGTAGTAGGAGCCGATACGGTTCACCAGGGCGTCAGTGAACTCGTTCCAGTGCTGGGGGTACTTGGTGAGGGCTGCAAGCGTCTGCGAAATGTTGCCCTTCGTGACCGAGGGGATACGCCGCTTATAGTCGCCGCCCACGTCGTTGCGGATCCGCTCCAGCATCTCCGCGTTGTCAATATCCCGGATCTTGCCAAGGTTCTTGCTGGGCATTACTTGTCCTCCTTGTCGTCGTCACGCTTTTCGAAGAAAGCGTCGATCCCACCGTCGTCCTCTTCGTCATCGGAGTCGTCGGAACCGTCGCCCCCGTTGTCCTCGCTCTTTTCGGGGGCGGACTGTGCGTTCACCTGGGTGAGCAGGTCGTAGTTGGCCGCCTTCATCGCGTTCAGTTGCTCGGCGAGCGTCGTGTTGGATTCGGTGAGCTCGCCGATCTTAGCTTGGGCGGACGAGAACTGGTCCTGCACGCCCTGATATGTGGCCCTGATGTCGTCGTAGATGGTGGGCGGGACCCCGCCTTCACCAGGGTTTTGCACTGCATTGATCAGTGCCTCGAAATCCATGTTATTACCTCCATATAGCGGTAGGCTGGGATTCACCTAGTGATCCCAGCCTACCATTTTTTCACCGGATTGTCGTAGACGCCCTCAGTCACTGACGAGGTGCACTACCGACCGCCGCACGGCATCACCCGTCGTCACGCGGCGTCGCTCTCAGGGTCGCCTTCCGAGTCCGGAGCCTCTGTGTACCCGTACGCGTGGGCCCAGTCGGTGATCGCGTCGCGCACAATGTCGGCAGTCTCACGCTGGAGCACCCAATGCTGGGCACGAATGAAATCAATAACATCCTTGTTAATGCGAACAGTGAAATTGACCTTCTCCTTCTTGGCCATTATTCAACTCCTACAGGTGTAAAAGAAAATGTTGTTTCTTTAAGAACGATCCCGCCCTTAACTCTCTGTGGCACAAGTTTACCATGCCACTCATGCGGCGCAAGCATGTCCCGAGGTGACACGCTCGCAGCAATCTTACGCGGCAGACCTGCAATATGTGTGTCAGGCCTACCGTCAATCAGCTCACTATACTGCTTCGCTCTCACGTACACGCCCTCCGTGAAATTCGTCTCATGCTTCCAAGCGCCCAGATGCGTCGGATGCACCACACACCCCTCCGGCGGGTCTGTCCCCAGCAAGTGCAGTGAGTCAGTATCAGCATACAGGAATCTATCAAAGTTCCTCTGCGCCGCCCTCACCGTGTAGTCCCGCGCCCACGCCGTCACAAACACCCCCAACGGCGTATACACCGGATCACACGTCTCATGCGGGCCCTTCTTCAACTTCACCACCCCATTCTCCAGCACGGGAATCTTACCTGTCACATCTGTATTCTTGGCGAACTTGCCGTACAGCGAATTAAGAAACAATTTAGCAATAGTCCGCTTCCCGCCGGTGGAGACCTCCTTAACATGCATCCATTTGTCAACATAATCCACAATCATATCCTCGGAAGACGCAAAAGAAACGCCACCATGCCACCCTAGGACTTCTAGATCATACTGCTCAGACCACAGCGCATAATCCACCGACGACATGGACAACGTCACCGGCTCCTCAATCAATGTCTGATACTCTGTGCCCCGAAAAAACGGGTTCTTCTTCACCTGGATACAAGGAACGTGCCCATCCCTAAGGCGCGCAACAATCGACGCCGACGCCACCCAAAGACCCTCCATCGGAGGGTCGCCCGAAAAAATCTCAGGACTACCATACGGCAAAGGTCGAGTTGACATCACATACGGATACAACGAATTCACGTCATAAACAGACCCCGCACCAACAAGACGCCCTGCCATCAAAACATTAGCATACGTGAAACCACCCCTATACGCGTCACGGACACTCGCGTCAACCTCAGTGCTAAGCGTAGGAAACCTCTTCGAAAACTGGCCCGCCCCACCAATGGAATCCTTGTACTCAGCCATGGAATCAGATGACGCCGTCATGCGCGTCATCCCCTGAGACAACAGCTCACGCATAGCCATCGCCACGATCAGCACATCCCTTCGCAGATAATCCCACTCCTCATCAGACGGCTCATAACCCTCCGAACGAGGCGAGTCATAGTCGATCTCCCCCTTAGATTCCGGAACATCGAACGCCGTCGATATCGCATTCACCGGCATAGGGATCTTCTTGTACGAGTCCCGGTACTCGGTGATCCGGCCCTCAAAATTCACCGTGATGCTATAGAACTTACCCATCCCATCAATAAGCGTGGAAAAAGACTGAGGGGCCTCAGGCCTATCCTTGACATGAACATATCCCCGCCTCAGCAATGCGTCAATAATGAACGACCCATCGTACGCCAAGTTGTGGAAATAAGTGACAGACGGGTTCTCTGACGACCAATCAAAAAACGAATCAATATCCAGCCCCGTCGCATAGCTGCCAAGATCATACACGCTCATAGACCCCCAGCACCACACCCGGCAATCCTCCGGATCTGTCGTGCACTCAAAGTCCGCGACCCTGACGTGCTGCTCTGCGCTGCTTCCGCTTCCTTGCTTCACGCTGTTTCTTGCGCTTCGCACGCCGACGCTCCTTCGCTAGTTCAGGACTGGTCTGAAAATCAAGTGAATCTGCCATGTCAACCATCTCGGAAAGGTTGTCGGCCACCGTCTCCTGAGAATCAACAAGGCCATCCAAATACCCCTGCGCAATACCCTCCTGACCCTGCATCGCCACCCCGTCATACATCATAGAAAGTTCATCAGCGAACTTTGAATCATTAGACCACAGGAACCAGAATTTTTTGTCATCAAGGTTGTCGATCTTCTTCTTCAACTGCGCGTACTGAGACGTCCCAATGCGCTGAATCATCTCATCAATCTGATTCCGGGCGGCACGAATATTCTTCTGCCTGCCGCGAGTCGTGTTCTGTTCAGCAATCGCGTCAGCAATCCGAAGAGCGCCCTTATCGGAATAGTATCGTGTCGGCACAGGGAGCGACTTCTTGTTATAGGAGTAGTTGGTCCCTGACTCCAAATACTGCTTCCTCGGCCTAAAGTGCTCGTCATACTCGTCAACCGGCACCCCCACCCACGGAATGAACGTACCGCCAATCTCCCTGCGCTCGGCAGCCTTCAGCTTATTGTCACGGTCGTACTGGTAGATCACCCGTGCCATCGCATGCTTCGAAATAATACTGTCACCCGCGCCACGGTAGTACCCAACCACATTCGAATTAAAATTCTCCAACCGCTCAATATGCTTTTCCACCTGCCGCGTCGTCATCCGGTCAATCGTCGACTTACGCGGATCATACTTCGTGCCCGTAATATCAACGCCATACTTGCCGTTATTAATGTGGTCCATCGTGGTGCCGCGCGTGCCCTCGGGCGCATACGTGCCAGCCTTGATCTGAGCAATCTTCTGATCGGCTTTGGCCTGCAACGCGTGCGCCCTCGCACGAAGATCCGATAGTGACATGAAAAAACTCCTCCCGCCCCATCCCGTGGGGCGGGAGGAGCGACCATCCCTTCTAGCGGTTAGATCCTATCACACGACCGACAGGGTCAGGTAACGGAACATGTTGTTACGGCGCGTCGACTTCTCGTCCACCTTCACCGTCAGGGGAGCCCCCCAGGTGCGAGGCGAACCAAAGATCGACAGGATGTTGCGAATCGAATTGAAGACCCCGTTAGAAGTGGCAGCGTACACGCTACCATCGTCAAGGACGATCACGCTGCGAGGCACAGAGATAGTCTCATCCGTCTCATCAGAGACAACCTCCACCTCCTGAACAATGAAATCGACGACGTGCACGGTCTTGCCGACAAGGTCGCGCAGGCTCTCAGCGCTGTTGATCGCCGTGTAGACGGTCTTCTTGCCCTCGTCAGTGGAAGCGTCAACGGTGCTGAAGAAGCCGGCGGACTGCATCTCAGCGTTCAGGTTGATTCGAGCAATATCAGTAGACATAATGTTTCTCCTTTGTTTGTATCAGAAAAGTGTGGGGTCGGGGTTGACGTTGAGCTTCGCGTCGGGGATCGGGGCCACGCCCGCCTCCCTCGCAGAAAGCTCAATAACCTTTGCTGTCAGGAAATGAATCTCCTCATCTGTCGTATCCAGTGATGGCATGGAGGCGGCCGCCTTCACCCGGTAGCCTTCCAAAACCTGTGCAATCACGTGAGACTTGTCGTCAGTGATCAAAATATTCATCTTGGGGTTGTCGCACTTGACAATATACTGCCCCGTGTTCGCCGACTTGTACGACACTTCAATAATGTCGCCGTATGCAGTGAACTTCTTCTTGTGATCAGTGAGTTTCATATGCGTACACTCCTTTCTCTTGTGAGCATGTCTCTACACATAAACCAAACAGTGACTCAATGTCCCCCTTGGATGAAAGGTCGATCAATGACTGCATGTGCAGGTCGAATATTGGGTGAAAGTCGTTTGGTTGGCGCATAACAACACTAGTTGCGTCATGGTATGAGAAGATTTCGAGTGTGAAGTTCATGAACTTACATGTACACTTATCTCCATTCACCTCAAACAAGACGTCCGATGTCAAGTCATAAAAATTAAACTCTTTCCGCCACTTCATATGAGACCTCTCTCGGCCATATGATCCAGCAGCTCATGCGGGTTATTGAATGCCGCGAACTGGCCGTTAATCTCCACCCACGATGAAATCGATGATATTTCCACTATCATAGACGGAGTCTCTATTCTGAACCTTGTTGCCGTCCTCGACAGGTTGTGTGCGAGTTGAATAAGAATATCCCTGCTCATAACTCTTCTCAATGTTCTGCACCGAAATGTAGAAAATACAGTTCACCAAAAACCAGTACGCGGCAATCATTGTGAGCACAATCATCACGATCAGCATCGCAGTGTCGCCGCCCGTCCACTTACTCCTCATCTTCCTCGTCCTCCTTAAAATAAATCTCGGTAGAATAAATCTCGGCAACGTGCACGCGTGAAATTTCAACCGTCTTCAAGTACCATACTCCATCAATAAACCGTACGGTCATATTCTGGTGAGGGAAATAATACGTCGTGTCAGAAATCCTGTAAGACCCGATCAGCGCAATGAGTGCCCTGTCTTTCCAGTGCATTTCCATTCCTTCTGTAGCGCCTTCCATACTTCTTCGTCGTCCGCTTTCTTGCTCTCGATCTGCCAATACCCCGGGCCGCAATATACAATCACTGTGTTCGTACAGGGAAGAACATACGTCCCCTTCTCGACCCTATATTGCTCCATATAGAGCGCTACATAGTTAGTGATCAATTCTTCATCATCCTATCAATCACCTCACTGGCCTCTGCACGAGTGAGATACCTAGTGGCAGTAAAGAGAGAAGGCATGTCATGCATATCGTACCCACCCTTATGTACGTCCGCAAGGAGGTCCCACACGTTACCCGTGTAGTTATTGACCAAGCGTTCAATAAAGCGACGCTGCTTCATCGTGGGCTCCGCGTCCCTCTTCATCACCATCATGGCGACCCCCTTCGGTTCGTTGTTGG